CTTGGTTGTTGCCTTTTTCTTTTTCTTTCCTTTCTTTGGGGGCATGTTTATTTTCGTCAACAAACTGTTCAGTTTGTTTTGTTTTAAGTCTGAGATCAACGACTTCATACCCTTTAGCTTTGTAATTTTGGTGTACTTCTGCTGTAAACTTGAATCTCTTATAATCTCCCCTCCTAATTGTTTCAACAGATTTGATTCCATCTTTGGTAAGGGTGACGCTCCATAGTACATTTCTCCATTTGGGCTCTTCCACACGTCTACCGGTTTCTCTCCGATCAGACGCCTTACAAGAGTCCACGCCGCCGTTAGCGGAAACAGAGCTACTTCCGACACCGCTCGCCGAACTGGCCCGATTTCCCCCCTCTCGAGGGGTTCCGCTACCAGTGGGGCACGGAGTTGGTAGTAATCCTTCACTACGTCGTACGTATTTAACTTCTGCATCTCCGTCATTTAGGACAAGTTCAGTTTCACAGAGTTCCTGTGATTCCTTGCCTGTCCAAAACTGGCGGAGAGCCAATTCCGATAAGGGAGTATACGTTGGTGAAAAACTCAGTAAATGACTACTCAACTTCTCGATATATTGTTTAGAATCTGAAGCACCGGCGAACACCATGCGCATAGCATCTAACAATTGTAATTTCTCTTCTGAGGTACACATCTTGTTGTAAAAGTAGTTAATTAAAGTCTTTTTCCACTTAGTAAATTTAACTCCAAAATCGCAACCAGAGAACTGATAACCCAGAAATGACACATCATTAACATCCTCGGATACTAACAACTTGTCATCTGGAATTATTGGTCCCCAAAGCTGAACACGGCGCCGATAGTCATCCCGTGGAAAAGGTATATCACAACCGCCCACGAAATCATCACCATAAACAGCCAAGTAACGACCAACACTGTGATGCCACATCTGTAGTTGCTTAAAAGTGGGTGGTTTATCAAACCAACCAATAATCTGCGTACAAATGTTATGCACAGAATTGATTTCACCTGTCCATTTATTGCCTGAAGAATTAAACCCATCACGTTTAGATTTCATCACATTACCACAAAGTCTCCAGCGTTTATTTCCACAATTAACATTCTTAACCCAATTCCAGGCATTATTAGTCCGGCGATCAGAAATATTGACTCCACCCACAACCTGTAATATATCATGCGTCAAACGCATACTAACACCATGTTGTGAGCTGTCATAATTCTGAAAATCACCTTCGTATTTAAACTTAGATTGATTAATATTCCTGCGAATCCGGTTAAGTCCGCCATAAGCGGTAGCAATACCGATCTTGATAATGCCATTATCTTGATTTTCTTTAATAACGTCAATGCCGGGAGCCACCATAGTCTGAACTAGTATTTGAACCAAAGGAGCACAGATAACAATTCTTGTTAAACCTGCG